AAAAAATATCACTGAGTGATTGTGTGTAATTTTGGCCAGTGTGCAGTATTTTATGATTCGAACCCAGACAGTCATCCAGTAGAGGCAGTATTCTACTGAGCCTTATTATTTCGGGTCTGGTCCCCAATACAGTCAAAATTCTATCAGACATGACGCTCCCAATGACCTAGAAAATAATTTTCTAGACTACCTATTTTGACCTGTTGAAATCCCACAAAGTCTTGTGCTGACCAAAGACTTTTGTGCAGATCATAGTTATTTCCGTAGCACCATAATTTGGGATTGGCTACATTTTTATGATTGTCATTCCAAATTGGTTCCAGAGGGGTCAACATGAAAATCTTTTTATTGACAATTTGTTTGCAGCTTTCCAATAATCGTTGACCTGCACTCTTGTCAAGATGTTCTATGAAATCCAGCATGAGAATATAATCTATATTACCTATGCCTTGACGAACATCGTAGGTTTCTAAATCCACTGTGATATCTGGCTCTACTTCTGACCATGCATCTACGGTTATGATTTTGCTGCATAGATCTGCCACCGAATTACTATATATTTTAGGCCCGCAGCCAAGATCCAACAATGAGCTGCCTGTTGTGATATTTTTACGAAGATAATCCACAAGGTAATCATTGCTGTTGACAGTTTTGTTTTTGAATTGATGTTTCATATTATGATTTCTTGGTTGGGAGCAGATACAAGCCCTGTTTCTTTTAAGCTGAAATACAATGCTTTGTTATCTATTTTGGCATCATTGAATTTCAAAGATTTGGGATGAGGTTGATGAACAACATGAGGGTTGGCTACAAAATCTATTTTTAATCCTAAATTTTTTACTCTTTGTATAAACTCGGTATCATCATAACTGAATCCCTGTGCAAATCTTTCGTCGAATCCGTTTAACATTTTGAGATTTTGTCTAGTCAATGCAGTACAGAAATGAAAGCTTTCTGGTCTATGGATTTGATGATTATACCAAGTGGCTTTGGGTTTATATTGATAGTCCAACGGTTGATTATCATGTAGAAGTTTGAGATCATCTTTGGTACAACTCCAGCAATGATAACTGAGATATACCTGATCAGTGACATTGGCAGCACAATGACTTAAAACATCGCCAACATGACAACATTCTGGATTTTGTATGATGATTGCTGATCCTTGACTAGCTCTGAATCCCACATTATAAGGAATACAGGGATTGATATACCATTTGTGATCATAGACATCCTTCATACGAATAATTCGTATATTGATTTGGCTATATTTTTTCTGCAGGATGCTGGGATCATGATCCTGATCGCTGAAGTCGTCGACTATCACGATTTCATAATTTTTATAAGCAGATTGAGCTATGGTACTCAGCGTAAAATCAAACTGTCTGAGTCTGTTATAATAACTCATTACCATGCTAATCATTTCTGTACCTGCTGAGTTCTCGTGTAAAAATTTGCAATTCTTTTCTTTTGCCTTTGGCACTCCATATAGCACTGGTGTCCTTCATGGCCCAATCTATGTAACTCATGGGCAATAGACCTTTATTGAACTGAGGCACAATTTTGTCTAGAATAACTTGATCCAAAAACCAATAGATGTTGTCTGCCAGAATTGCTTGTTGCAGTTCTTGGGCATAAGTCTGCAGAAATTTTCTTGATCCTGTGTGAGGTTGAAACAATAATGCTCCTGCTAGATGTGTTCCATCTTTGGGTTTTTCATAGAGATGTATATCTTTGGAATCGAACTCTAGGCTAAATGGTTTTCTGATCAGCCCGTCTACATCTATACTCAAACATGTGGTTTGGCTATTTAGAATTTGATCCAGCCTTATAAATCTCACACAAGCACAATAGGTTCTATACATTAAATCTGCGAAATCTCCAGGCGACAAAGTCTTGGATTTTTTCTGCATTTCTGCTTGCCTGACATGATCAATGACTTTGTGGGGCCATGTTTTAGCTGCTCGTTTAAGACTTTTTTGGTCTATCACTTCCCATGTCACTGTGAGGTTTGGTTGCAACGATGCCCACTGAAGTTGATCTGGAGCAGGATCATAAATGTGTAGATGCACTGCATAATCGGGTACATTCCGTGCTGCACTTACGATCAAGGGTCTGGCATAGGTATCGAAATAAATTCTATCCGCTGCAGCATAGATCAACGAATTGTGTACAGGGAATTGTCCCTCTATTTTTTCTAGATTCATAACTACATATTTAACTATGAAACTGTCAACCTTTACAAAATTTGCAGCAAGAAATAGTCATCCCATCATAGAGGCTTTTGTGTCTGGTGCAAAAAAACTAGGTATACAAGTAGTGGATCATGACACCACAGCAGATGCAGCTTGTATTTGGTCAGTGTTATGGCAGGGTCGGATGCGTCAAAATAAATCCATATATGAACTGTACAAAAATACCGGCAGAAAAGTTTTTGTCATTGATGTGGGAAGTTTGTCTAGAAATATGACCTGGAAGTTGGCATTGAACAATATCAATAATTTTGGTGACTATGGATTTGTTGATAGACTGGACAATGATAGGCCCAAAAAACTGGGATTACATCTCCAGGACAATAAAAAAAATTCTGGAGCCATATGTGTGTGTCTACAACACACAGAAAGTCATCAGTTGTCACATTTGCCCAATTATTGGGCATGGATCAATGATACTGTCAAACATCTACAAAAATATACCGAAAGATCTATAGTATTGAGACCACATCCCAGAGCCAAATTTCTGCCAGCTCAATTACAATTCAGATATAATGTTTCTTTGCCTAGACCCATTGTCAACACCTATGACAGTTTTGATTTTGATCCGCAACAATTTTATGCTGTGGTCAACTGCAATAGCAGTCCTGGTATACTATCTGCCATGTACGGAGTTAGACCCATTGTTGATAACAGCAGTCTTGCCCAACCAGTAAGTATAGAGCCCTGTCAAATTGAAGATAATTATATACAGGACAGAAGTAGTTGGTTAATTCAACTGTCTCATACCGAGTATACCAAACAAGAATTAGAGCAGGCATTATGGGCAAGAAGATTCGATCATCATTTAATAGCATAGATTGTGCCTGTGTAATACATGGCGATACCTACAATTTTTCTTATGTTGACAAATTGTATTCTATGTTGACTAGAAATTTTACCATACCAGTTCGGTTGCACGTGTACACAGAACAAGCCAGGGTTGTACCGGATCACTATATCAAACATGACTTGATAGAGTGGCCCAATCTGTCTGGGCCCAAGAAGTCTTGGTGGTATAAATTGCAGCTATTCAACAAAGAACATTTTTTAGGTAATTTACTATATTTTGATCTTGACATGGTAGTGGTCAATTCGTTGGATTGGATACTAGACCGCGACTTACATTTTTTCTGGACCATTTTAGATTTCAAACGTTTATACAAACGAGATTATCAGGGCATCAACTCCAGTATGATGTTTTGGAACACCGAGCGACACAGTTATATCTGGGACAACATTCGTAACACTGACATCAAATCCATAACTTCAAAATTTAGAGGCGATCAAGACTATTTGCAAACTGTCATACCAAAACAACAAATACAATATTTTCCACTAGACAAAATCATTAGTTGGAGATGGCAAGCACTTCGCGGATCGGCTCCTATTAATCGACGGCATCGGCCCAATGTCAACACTGGCACAGAGATCACCGAAGAAACTGCTGTTTTAGTTTTTCATGGACAGCCCAAGCCCCACGAGTTGGATGATCCTGTTGTCAACAAACATTGGCAGTGATGTTGCCAAAAAACAACTATGCAATAAATTTGTTGACAATAAAACCGATCTAGTCTACAATTGAGACTGTTACATCAACAAGGAACAGCCCGTGATCAAAGTCGTAACCAACAACCTGGGCAGTGGCGATTGGATTCTTGTGTCCGACAACCTGGGCGAATTGTGGAGCGGGCATAGTATTCGTGCTCATGAGCTGGCCAATATTCTTGCCCTTGCTGGGCTGGAAGTTGAACTGGTAGAAGTCAATGACAAGCAAATGAACAAGGCCAGTACTAAAAACGGTTGACCAATATTTCCAATTTTGCTATAATATTACTACAGTAAACAAGTGAGGCAAAAATGCGCGATCTCCAAGTGATCGAAGTCAACATTTGCGGTATGACGGGCTATCAAATCCAAGGTAGTTGGCGTGCCTGTAGCGATAGTCTTTGGGAGACGATTGCTCATGCTGCAGTATTTCGTGACCGAGCCCGTGCTGAAAGATTCTTGGTAAAAGTAAAAACCCGTCCTAGCTGGCAGTGCAATTGGCAACATTGGGGAAAGCCTGCTGACTATCTCCACAGTTCCATTGATGCCATTCAAAGTTCCGTGACGGTCTATAGTGTTCTGTAAAAATAAATGATTTGCCCTGAATTGCCAATTTTGCTATAATTTGGTTATAGTGATTAACAAGGAGTAGGTCATGCGTACTCGTGCCATTATCGATGGTTTTAAGAACAGCCAAAAATTCCGTTTCATTCTCACTGCCCAAAGCGGCGAGGATGTGGGCATGGTTATAACAGTCAAGCAGATGTCGGATACTTTTACTACCCGCGATGCTCGTGTAGCGGTCTGGACGGCACTGGAGAGACTGGCTGGTCAGCGTCGTCTGGCTCAGAATCGTGGCGAGAATCTGCCCACTGGGCTAGTCACTGATGCTCAGGGTTTTCGTCAAGTTCAAGTTGATCTGCATTAAAAATTCGTTTGACAAATATTCCAATATTCGCTACAATATTGGTGTAGTAAGCAAATAAGGAGTCAACAACATGATCAGAACAACTCCATATGAAAGAGTTGCCCAGCGGTTGCTTCGGGGACAACCTCGACCAAAACCGTTTGGTAAACTAATCGATGGACAATTTCTTGTTGGTACCAAAAGCCTGCATTGGACTAAACAATCCAGGATGTGGCGCACTTTTTGGCGGCTCAAGCAGCAACGAAAAAACGGTTGACAAATATTCCATTATTTCTTATAATATTGGTATAGTAAGCAAAACGGAGCAGTAAATGAATGTCGAACAAGGTTTCCTGATTGCAGATCTGGTGGAAGTTCTTCAAACTCTCCTTAAACGGGATCACATTTTTGCTGGTAAAATGATCAAAACCTACGACTATTCAGGCAAGTTGAGCCCCAAGCAGGAAACGATTGTGCGGGAAATCCTTGCAAGGGCAGTTGTTGCTTAAAAGCAACGGTTGACAAATATTCCATTATTTCTTATAATATTGGTACAGTAAACGACACGGAGCACAAGATGCTTGAACAGATCCTGAAACAGCGGTTTGCAGAACAATCTACCCAAGCTCGACGCGAAATTCGTATGTATGGCTGCACTGTTAAACAGATGCGCGAAGCGGTGGAAGAAAGTCTGACTTACCGGTTCTCTGGTCCTGCCATGTACGTGATCAGTATGCTCAGTGATGCACAGGAAATGACTGCTCACGACACTGGTGGTCACTTTGATTTGATGACAATTGAAGATCAGCGTCAATTGCTCAATCGTGCCAAATGGATTCTTTCAAACTATTGCATGAAACAGGAGCGTGTATAATGATCAAAATTGTGACTAACAGCCTGGGCAGTGGTGATTGGATCTATATCAAGCACGGTGATGGCGTTGTGTTTGAAGGGCATCGCCCCAGTGTCCGGGATCTGCGATTTATGTTGGAACTTATAGGCCACAAGGTCGACCTCACTGAGGTCACAGACGAACAAATGGAAGAAGGATTCGAAGATGATGTCTGAATATGAACGTGTGGCACAGAAATTGCTCAAGGATATGCCCCGCCCTCGTCCTTGCGGCAAGTTGGTCGATGGGCGGTTTTTGACCGGGCATCAGAGCCAACATCTTACTCCGCAAGCGGTGCGTTGGCGCAGATTCTGGCGCATCAAAAGATTTGTTCTTAATTCTAAAGATTAAAGATGCTCATATTATGAACACCGAACTCAAAGTCACACTGACACCCGAGCAAGACCAATATCTTCAATTGTGTCAAACTCGTGCCTATTACATGGGCGTTCGAGAAGGCATCGAACGCTTCGCACATTGGAGCAATGGCGAACAGTATGTGGGTACAACTGGTCGAACTCTAAAATCAGCTCTAGAAAAAGTTGACCAAGAGCTGGAACAAGTCTTGGAACGTGCCAATAAATTACTGAGGATTTGACCATGTCGGGCTATAATACGATTTTGAAAATTCGACAGCTGGAACAGCAACTGGATCAGTTGGGTATGATGATGTGCCAGGCCCGTCAGCACTATCGAGATTTCGGTGATTTGATAGCAGTTCGGCCACGAGATTCGGACAGTTTGCCCATTTACAGTCGCGATGCCGAACTGTTTGTGGGTACCTTGGAAGCCTTGGAATATTGGATTCAAGGTATTGAATGGGCCAGACAATATGACACCATGTTGTTTGGTCGCCGACATTCCGGTAACCGCGAACGCCGAGAACAAAATTATCGCAATGAACAATTGTGTTTAATTCTAAAACAGCAAGAAAAAATAATGATTGACAAATAATACTAGATGCAGTATAATAGTGGTATAGTAAACAAAAAAGGAGCACAAGATGACCATAGAAGCCCAAATTCTAGTACATTTCGTGGTGTTGGTGACAGCTCTTGCCGTGGCTGCTGTGGCGTTGAGCATCAACAACAATAACGAATAAATGGTTGACAGTAATTCCGTCCTGTTGTATAATACAAGTACAGTAAATAACTGGAGCAACAAATGAGTCAAGTCCGTGTCATCAATGGTACCTATCGCAATCATACTGTCAAAGGTACCGTGTTTCCTTTGATCAAGGGATTTCAGTCTGGTGCTCGTGGCGGTTTTGTCACTGTGGACAGTAACGGCCAGTTTGGTGAAGAATTTGGCACTGTTCGTATCCGTGTCAGTTCTATCAAAGACATCGAATATGTGGGTGATGCAGCAGCAGATGAGGCATCTGCTGCGCCTACTATGGTCCAGGCCAAGACAGAAACTGACGAACAAGCCATTGCCAGAATTCGTGAGCGGTTTGAAATTCTCACCGAAATGACCAAGGCTGCAGTAGCGGGTAATATTCGTGCTATGATTGTGTCAGGTCCGCCCGGAGTAGGTAAGAGCTTTGGTGTAGAGCAAGAAATTGACAAGGCCTGTATGTTTGATAAATTGGCCAACAAGCGTCTCCGCGCCGAAGTCGTCAAAGGCAGTGCTACCCCGATTGGCCTGTATCAGACTCTGTACAAGTACAGCGACCCGAATTGTGTGGTTGTGTTTGATGACTGCGACAGTATCTTGTTGGACGATGTGTCGCTGAATCTGTTGAAAGGTGCTTTGGATTCTGGCAAGAAGCGTAAGATTTCTTGGCTGTCCGAGAGCAGTACTCTGCGTCGCGAAGGGATCCCCGACAGTTTCGATTTCAAGGGATCTGTGATCTTTATCACCAATCTGAAATTTGATCAAATGAAGTCGCAGAAATTGCGGGATCATTTGGATGCACTGCAGAGCCGCTGCCATTATTTGGACCTGACACTGGATACCATGCGTGACAAACTCTTGCGTATCAAACAGATCGCTCAAGATGGTGTGCTGTTTCGCGATTATGAGTTTACTCCAGAAATGGAAAATGGCATCATCGAGTTCATGTCAGAAAATCAAAACAATCTGCGTGAAGTCAGCCTGCGTATGACTCTCAAAATTGCTGATTTGGCCAAGAGTTTTCCGACTCGTTGGAAACTGATGGCCACTACCACCTGTATGCGTAATGCTTGATTAACTGTTGCTCCAACTGTTGAGCATATATGCTCAACAGTTTTTACCGGCGATAAGTAAATTATTGCCGGTTTTTTATGAGTAAAAATTCTGTTGCAGTTGATAGACAAAAAAAATATAATAGTTCAATGAAAACATGTACCATAATTGTCAAAGATCAAGTCAATATAAAAATTGAAGGTCTCGAGCTGGATACCAGACGACGACTCACCAAACAGTTCAAGTATGAAGTGCCGTATGCAAGATATTTGCCTGCTGTGAGACTGGGTAGATGGGATGGCAAAATAGCCTATTTTCAGATGGGTGGCAGTACCTTTTTAAATTTACTGCCAGACATTGTTCCCATACTGGAACAAGAGAACTATGTCATTGATGTACAGGATCTGAGACACAACAATCACCGGTTTGAGTTCAATGCCTGTACCGGCGATTCGTTTTCGCATATCAAATGGCCCAGCGGTCACCCCATGGTCGGCGAACCCATTGTACTCAGAGATTACCAAATTGAAATTATCAACAATTTTTTGAATAACACACAAAGCTTGCAGGAAGTGGCCACTGGCAGCGGAAAAACTATCATGACCGCGGCTTTGAGCTACTGTGTGGAACAGTATGGGCGCACCATAATTATTGTCCCCAATAAAAGTTTGGTGGGACAAACTGAAAAAGATTATCGCAATCTTGGTCTTGATGTTGGGGTATACTATGGAGATAGAAAAGAATTCAACCACAGACACACCATATGTACTTGGCAAAGTTTGAATGTGTTGCTGAAGAATACCAAAAACAACGAAGCAGACATAACCATCAATGAATTTCTTGATAATGTTGTAGCTGTGATTGTGGACGAGTGCCATCAAGTCAAGGCAGACGCCCTGAAAACACTGTTGACTGGGGTCATGGCCGATATACCCATTAGATGGGGGCTCACAGGAACTGTGCCCAAAGATTTATTTGAAAGTCAAGCTCTTTATGTCAGCATAGGACCAGTGATCAATCAACTCAAGGCAGCAGAATTACAGAGTGATGGGGTATTGGCACAATGCCATGTCAATATTATACAAATGATAGACCATCGCGAGTTCAAGGATTATCAGAGCGAACTCAAATACTTGCTAGAGGATGACGATAGGTTGACTGCCATGGCATCCTTGATAGAAAGAATTAATCAAAACGGGAATACATTGGTTTTAGTGGATCGTGTTCAGGCTGGAAAAAATTTGGTTGCAAAGTTAGGGCAGCGAGCAGTTTTTGTCAGTGGTTCTACCAAATCCAAAGACAGGCAAGCACAATACGACGAAGTTGCTGACAGCAATGACAAGATTATTGTGGCCACTTATGGCGTGGCTGCGGTTGGTATTAACATTGTCAGACTGCATCATGTGGTGCTGATTGAACCTGGTAAAAGCTTTGTTCGCGTCATACAAAGCATAGGTCGTGGTTTAAGAAAAGGTCTAGACAAAGATTTTGTCAACATTTGGGACATTACTTCTACTTGTCGGTTTTCCAAAAAACATTTGACCAAAAGAAAACAATTTTATACTGAAGCACAATACAAGTTTTCTTTAGAAAAATTGCAGTGGCAGTGAGGTTGACTTTGTCATGAGTTGGCTGTAAAATAATCAACATGAGAATACTGACATCTACCAACAATTACTTTAATCTTGATCACTTACCTGATGAGATAGACGATCTTAGGTTTGGCATATTTGATAATTCAGACCCGTCTAACCCTGACTACTTTTTTATTCCGCTGATATTTCTAGAAAGTTTTCACAGTCCTGCATTATTGTTGAAAATAGGTAATACCAAAATAAAAATGCCCGTTGATTGGCAAGTGCTCATTGGTGAACCCGACTTGGGCGACCTTGAAGTACTGCCATTGACCAGTATCAATGATCGCGGTTTTAGAGTATTTGAATTCAATCCACTGAGCAGTTTTAAGCCTTCATTTCCGTCAATAGAAATCATTGATGTCTACCACGAAGTTGCTTGGTTCAGCCCCAAACTCAAAAACGGTCAAATGCTGTGTGTACCAATCACCGATGGCCCCAAACCCCACTGTGTTTATTTTGTCAAAGACATCAGCAGAAATTGTGAATTAGTCAATTATAGTTTAGCTTGGTGAAAAAAATGAATCAAGATCGATGTGTGATAGAAATCATTGAAGACCCCGACACCAAAGATTTAATTTTGCCCATACCGGATCACATCTTGGCAACACTGAACTGGAAAGAAGGTGATGTACTGATCTGGTCGAAGATAGACGACACTAGATGGTCAATTACAAAGAAGGAAAATCAAAATGAATAAAGCAGGAAAAGTATGGGGTGTAACTGAGTTGATAGAAGCCAATTGTGTACTGGAATTTCATAAAATTCATGCACACAAGGGTGGTGTCTGCAGCAAACATCTACACAGGCATAAATGGAACGGATTCTATGTTGAAAAAGGTTCCCTATTGATTAGAGTCTGGAAAAACAGCTATAATCTAGTCGACGAAACTGTTTTGAGTGCAGGGCAATATGCCAAAGTTGCACCGGGTGAATATCATCAATTTGAAGCATTGGAAGACACAGAGGCATTTGAGTTGTATTGGGCAGAGTTTGATCACAATGACATCGAAAGAGAAACTGTAGGTTACAGTAAATAAGTGCACCATGGCAAAAACTGACACCAGTTCCAAACTATATATACACAATGAAATGGCAGCATTGGATCTAAAAGATAGAGACTTTTATGATTCATTGGATGAACAAGAAAAAAAGAAATTCAGTACATTTTTGATGATTCGTTGGGGCAGTGCAGTGGCCGGTAGCAGTGATATGCAATCTTTTTATGTACAGGCCACCAATGAACAACTCAACAAGCACTTTTTTGCTATCAGTCGACATCCCAAATTACAATGGCTTTGTGCCACAGCAATCAGTCCGATGATGGGCAAACAAAAACATGTTTGGATCACACCGTCGGGCAAAGGACGACGCGGATCGGATAGAGTTAAAAAATTATCAGAAATCTTTCCCACTGCCAAACAGTCCGATCTAGAACTTTTAAGTCAAATTAACAGTGATGATGACATTGAGCAATTTTTCAGAGACTCTGGAAACTGACAGCAACAGTGATTTTGAATGTAAATTCTGTCAGAGAAAATTTCGGCGTGAAACCACTTTGGCAACACATGTCTGCGAACAAAAACATAGGTATCAAACCCGAAATAATCTTGATGTTCAATTGGGGCTGCAGTCTTATCTAAGATTTTATCAGTACAATCACAGCAATAATAAAACACGAACCTGGGATGATTTTGCCACCAGTCCTTACTATCGTGCTTTTGTAAAATTTGGTACATACTGTTACAATACACAAGTATTTGCTCCACTGCAATATTTGGACTGGTTGCTGAAAAAAAATCACAAAATTGATCATTGGTGCAAGGACAGTGTATACGGGGAATTTCTCATACAACATTTGCACACAGAAGCAGTTGAAGATGCACTGTCCAGAGCTGTTAAATGGTCCATGACATGGGCGGAAAAAAACAATGCTGACGCCAAAGATTGTGTCAGATATGGCAACTCTAATGTGATTTGTCATACCATCACCACTGGAAAAATCAGTGCTTGGGTTTTGTATAATTGCGAAAGCGGTAGAAAGTTTTTCAACAATATCACTGCCGAACAATTGAAAATCATATATGACTATGTAAATCCTGATGTCTGGAACAAGAAATTCCTCAAAGATCCAGACAACACAAAATACTGTCAAGACATTTTAACGCAGGCTGGTTGGTGATGGCCGATATCGATTTAGATTTTCCTGACAGAAAAAAAGTTTTAGATTTGATCAAGCATATACCTGCCAGTCAAATACAAAATCACCAAAGAAAAAAACATAACTCAGGAGTATATGTCACTGACATACCATATGATCCCATTAACAATATGGCAGCTATTGACTATGTTGAAGCAGAGCAACGAGGTTACTTTAAACTGGATTTTTTAAATATGTCAGTGTACAATTTGATCAAAGACCGCGATCACTATGCCCAGTTGCTAGACACTGACCCGCCGTGGACCAAGTTATGGGAAGATAGTGAATGGGCCAGACAATTAGTGCATGTTGGTGCCTACACTGATTTACTTGCTGCAATGAAACCAGATTCGATCACAAGAATGGCAGCATTTATTTCAGTCATACGGCCTGGCAAAGCGCATCTACAGAGCCGCCCTTGGCCCGAAATATTCAATTCGGTTTGGGACGGCGATGACAGTCGAGGATTTGTGTTCAAGAAATCTCACTCTATCAGTTACAGTATGTTGGTTGCTCTACACATGAATTTGTTGACAGAATCTATGCAGTAATTTTGCGTACCAGTATAATACTTTTTCTTTTGGTTTTTTTCTGTATCAAATTATTTAGACTACAGATTGGACCGTGAATTATTTCCAGATCCTTATTGATAAAAGTTTTGATACAGAATCGAAATTCTGACCACTCAGCTTTTAAAAAAATATTTATGGGTATTTTTCTGTTGCTTTCATACCACCAGATGTTGGCTAAAACTAAGAATTTTTTCTTTTGATCCAGAGTTGTCAGAGTACCGAAATCGTAGAAAGTGGTGACAGTTTCGTCTTGATTTTGTATGATACCCACATATTCGTTGTCTGAGTATACACAAAGACTGATAAATGGATATTTTTTAGATAACTGTGCGAATAAATTATTGCTCATAAATCAGGTTTATTTATACCGATTTCTGGTTCCATTGGTTTTTATCATAAATACTGTCAGGAGCAAGTATGTATTCCACTTCAATTTATATCTATCAACAAATCACCCAAATAGTAGCATTAGATAGTAGTGGGCAATATTTTGATCGGAGGTATGGTCCTGTGTA